CGGTAACATCCCGGCTCGGATTATGATACCCAAGCGCCCGCGCCACATCGGAACCGCAGAGAAGAACCTTCCCGTTCTCCTCCAATGTGCGCACCGCTCCAAATTTGTCGTTGCTGAATACCTGCAATCCGTTCATTGTATGTTCCCCTTTCAGAAAGATAATGCCATTGTAGTTTTGGAGATGCTTCAAACTCTCCCCAGTTCTACCCCGAATTTTGCAAAAAGGAAGTTTTTGCAATGTTTTATCGGTTTGTTGCATAAATATTGCAAAAACTACTTTCCGTTTCCTCTCTGGAAAGCGCGCGCAATTCCACAGATGTGTTCGCGGCAGTTTTCGTTGACATCAAGCATGGCCTGTACCGTTGAGCAGGCTAGGGATTCAAGCTTGGGATTGTCTATGATCAACGGATTGTTCACATATTCATCCGCAAAGCGGCTTCCTTCGAGTGAGAGCATAATCAGCATTGTTTAAGCCTCCTTTCTTGCTCTGCGAGGGAAACCATGGTATAATACTCACGGCTCCCCTCTGGGGCGCTTCTGGGCTTCCGGGTGCTTTGGTCGGCGATTCCGAAAGCCCTTTTCTTTTACGCAAGCACAAACCGCTTTGCGCTGCTCTGTTTCATGAATCGGGCTGCGACTTCCGGCAGGGCCTTCTTTAATGCCGTGGTGTCGAGCCTGCTGCTGACTACCTCCTTCCATGTGATCTTGTAATCGGCCCCGGTGAGGGTGTCCACGTTCTGGGCGGCCATTTCAGCCTTGATTGCGTCCTGTACCGCGTCAATCTCCGCTTGAAGTTCTTCCTGCATTCGCTTGAGCTCCCGAAGCTCCTGTACCTTGTTGCTCATTTCCTTTGCGCTCATGGTGGCGGCCTCCTTGTTGTTTTCTATGGTTAGATTATACAGCAAAAGCTGGATGATGTCAAGCGTATTTAATAAGTTTTTGCTGAACATTTTTTAAAAATAGTTGTAATTATCAAGCGAATACTATATAATAGTATTACAAGGAGGGGATAGCTTGACGATTGAACAAAAAGTAAAAATGGCATTGTCTTATTCTGGCTTGAGCCAAGCGGAATTAGCTCGCCGAACGGGTACGACGCCGTCAAACCTTAATCAAAAAGTAAAGAGGAACACGCTCACAAAAGAAGAAATGGAGCAAATCGCCGCCGCGTTGGGCTGTACATGGCGCGCAGAATTTGTTTTCGAGGATGGGACGGTGATCTAATGAGTCAATACGAAAAGGCGTTGCAGGCCATTTTGAGCGGCACAAAAGATAGAAATATCAACTTTGCTGATCTTCGTATCGTGGTGGAGCGCCTTGGATTCAGTTGCCGCATAAAGGGAGATCATTTTATCTATTCTAAAAGTGGAGTGGATGAGATTATCAATCTTCAACCATTGGGCAACAAAGCAAAGCCCTTCCAGGTGAAACAGGTGAGGGAGATTATTTTGAAGTATGGATTAGGAGGCGGCAAAAATGACAAAATATGAAATTATTATCTATTGGAGCAAGTCAGATGAAGCCTACATTGCTGAAATGCCCGAACTTCCCGGATGTATGGCAGACGGTGCAACGGCAAAAGAGGCCCTGCAAAACATTGAACAAATTGCACTGGAATGGATGGAAACGGCTAGGGAACTGGGCCGCCCCATTCCTGAACCAAAGGGAAGATTGATGTACGCCTAAGAGAAAAGCCGCCTTTTTCGGGGGCGGCCTTTCCGTTTACTTCGCCTGTCTGCGCATCTTGGCAAGCTGTTCCTTGACGGCGGCGTGGTTGTAGTGGCGCACGCTCTTTCCCACATCGAAGGCTTCAAAGAGATATTCCCGCTGCTTCTCCTTCAAGCCCTGCACGCCGTATACGGCCTCCATGACCTGTAAGCCCTTGCTGTTGGTTATGGTCTCGCCGTCCTTGTCCTTTAGGCTCTCTATGCCCTTTGCGGCGTTTTTGGCTATGATGTACTCCCCGACGGTAAGGCCGACGCTCTTGGCCTCCTGCGCTTCGGTGATCCAGCCTTCAAGCTCTTTTTCGATGCCCTTGGTTTTGAGGTATTCGGCCTTTGCGACGGCGCTCACATACTCGGTGATCTGGTTAAGCACAGCAGCCTTTTCGTCGCTCGTGAGGGACATATAACTTTGCTTGCCCATGATCTCCTTGATGATCGTGCCGTTGAGCTGCCCCGTCCTTTTCTGGTAGTCGGCCCGCTCGTGCGGCGTGAAGTTGTACTTCGTCCCCTTGTGCTCCAGATAATAGGGGGCCTTGCGCGGCATGATGGTCGCATCCGTGGTATCGTCATACACGCGCCGGAGCTCAAAGGCTACCTCCGTTGCCGTGCTGGAATACACGTTTGCGGGGCTCAAAAACGCCTGCGCGCCCACGGCAAGGCGGCTTTCCCCGCCAAAGGAAACGATCTCGTTCCCCAGCGTGTCCACCACGGGGGCAAGCTCGCTTCGGGCAAAGGGAATCTTGGCAAGGAATTTGTTCTTTCCCGTAGCAATAATGTCCCTATAAACGTAGCTTGTCCGGGCCGTGGGATCTATGATCTGCGCGATCTGGGAAAGCAGCGTCGGGGCAAACTGCGAGGGGAAATCCGCGCTTGTGTTGAACAGATTGGCAACAAGTCCGTCATCAGAAAACAGGTTGGATATGCCTTTCAGGAAGCTTTGCTCAAATACCACGTTGCCGCCCGCAGACAATGCGTTGATGATGGTGTTCCCTATGGTTTTCAAATGCCCCACAAAACGGGTATCTGCGTCAATTTCCTCTCCGGCTTGGATGCTCTGCACAAAATCCGCACTGATAGCGAACAGTCCGCCTATGGGCTGCGCCCAATCGTAGGTATAGCTCGTGCCGTTCACCACGACACTATAGGGCGCAATGCCCATGATGTTCTTTTGAAAGTCCGCAAGGTCTTTGTCCTTTTCATCGTCGCCGCCCGTGATCCAGCCTTTATTTGCCATAGCGGCAGCCAGGGCCATGAACAAAGTCCCCGTGATTCCCTTGGAAAGACTGTCCACGAAAGCCTTTTGCGCCGCCGCGTTCTTGGTGTTGTTGTGGTATTTCTTCGCGTCGGCGGCAATGGCCTTTACCAGCCCAATTGGGCTATACTCCACAAGCGCTTTCGTGATATTCGCGGGGGTTTTTGTAAAGGGAACGATCAGCGAACCCAAGCCAAAATCTTTTCCGAAATTCATGGCGTTGCGTACATTCGTTACAAACTTGGTATATCCGTTATCGTCTTGCCATGTCCTTTGCAGGGCTTCATCTGTGGCAATACCGATCATTTCCGCCGTGGGTTCCTGGGCCTTGTTCAGCCGCATCTGGTTATTCAGCGAGTTTGTAAAATGAAATTCGAAGAAGGGCCTGTCGCCAAAGTCGAGCAAAAAGCCCGTGAGCCTATCCACCTTGTTCAAGGCATTGGAAAGGCGCATAGCGTTGCGCTTTGCAAGGGAGGCGTTTGCGATCTGCTCCTTGGTGAAGCGTTTGAAATCATCGCCCATGCCAATCTCAAAGCGATCCCCGGAGGATTGTCGGGTGTTGATATGCTTGCGGAAGTCGTCATAGCTTTCAAAAGCTCCGCGCTTGAAGGCCGCTATATTCCCCCCGCTCGCCTTGAGGCCCACGGTACGAACGCCGGATTTCTTTGCGATGGCTTTGTCGAGGCCCGAGGAAACAAAATCCTGTACGATGTACATGGGGGACATGATGGCGTTGCCTATCACGTTACGCAGCATGGTTTTGGGGTTCAAAAGCATGGAGTTTCTCGCATATGCCTTTATCATCCGCAACGCGCTTGTGGGAAGTTTTGCTTCGATAAGGCTTGCGATCTGCGCGAGGACGATGTTTTTATCCCGCCCCTCGGGAAGTTTGGAAGCCTTGATGGTGAGTTCCTTTATGGCCTCCATCTCCTCGGGCGTAAGCTGGAAAGCGTCCTTGTGCTTCTCCACCCACTTTTCGCTGTACCGCTTTATCATCTCCGTGCGGGCTTTATCGAGGTCTTTTTGTGCAAACACGGCCATACCCTCCGGGGTCAGCCGCCCAAGGAGGGAAAAAGCCTGTACGGTCTGGCCCGCCTTCGTGCCAATCTCGCGCAGTTTTTCCATAACGACGAGCGCGCCCTCGTAGTCCCCCTTGTCCTGGTACTGCTTCAAAAGGATAATGCCCTCGGCCACGTCCACCGCGTCTGCGTCTTGGGGCTGGAGCCTTTCAAAGCGCCGGGTTTCCTTCTCGCCTTCCTCCAGCCGCAGGCTGGCCTCGGCCAAGGTCTCCACGTTCGACACGGGCATATAGTATTTCACATCATCCCAAGTCTTTATGAGCGAGCTTAAGCCCTTTTCCACGATCCCGGATTCAAGGGAACTTTGGTACAGGCGGCTTTCCTTGGCCTTGCCCCTGTCGATCTCGGCGGGCTTTTTAAGCTTCAGCTTGGGCGTGGTGTTCGCGTCCTTCGTGGATATGGCCGCGATCTGCGCCGGGGTCATGGATTCGAGGTCTTTGAGGGAGCCTACGATAGAGGGCTTGACATCTATAATATCGTAAAGTAAACTAGGTAAAGAAGCGTTTTTGATGTTGCCGGAATCAGTGCCGGAAACGGGGCTCCCGGTCTTGAACAACATCGAGGCGCTTTTTTCTTTGTCCATTGGTACAAGCTCATGAGAGTGCAGGCGATCCACCTGCTCGCTTTTGTTCACGATTACGCCCATCAAATATTTTTCTTCCCCGACGGCAATGGGCGCAGCAATAACAACCGCATCGTAACTCTTGTTTTCCCAGTCGTATGCAGCTTCAACGACCTTTCCGCTTCGGACAACGTCCGGCAGAACGGCAAAGGCGGCAGATTTAAGACGACCTATGCCGTGCGAAACATCATCCTTGATGCCCCTTTTGTCGAGAGAAACACTGCCTATTTCCGGGTTCTCCACTACGGCCCCAAACTTCTCGTACTCCCTTTTGACCTTCTCGCTTAACGGCGTTCCGTCCTTAGGGTACTCGTCGCCCATGATCGTGGCTACAGGATCCATCTCGGCTACAGCCTGCCGATTGTTGCGGATTTGCTCTTCGCTGATCGTTTCCCTTGGAAGGCGAGGAGAAAACGACACATCAGAGCCGCCCCTTGATGCGTCAGCATCCACCACGCTTTCCAACGCCGCAAACACCGCATCGGCCATCTTCTGTATGGATTCGGTGTCGTTTTTGAGCGCGTCAAGCTGGGCGAAGCTCGCGGACTGGGAAAGCCTGCCCAGGGCGTTTTGAATCTCCGCCACAAAATCCTTAAGGAAGTCCCCTATGCGACGGGCAAGGGTTCTATTCTCGTTCACGAGCCGCTTTATAGTTACCTCGTCGGAGAGTATGACGGGGATGGTGTTTGCCACAACTTCCTCCCGCGCCCTCTGTTCGCTGTATCCGCGGTTCTGCTGGTGCTGTATGAGCGTTTCCACATTCTGGCCGTTCTTCTCCAAGGCTTCAAAGGCGAGCTTTTCCAAGGTGGAGTATTGCCCGCCGTCCATGTCCTTGATGTAGTGGACAAGCTCGTGCATGCCTATGTACATGTGCGCCTCGCCCGTGGAATCCAGCGCAATGGTTATAGTCCGGGTGTCGGGGTTATACATGCCGTTAAACTGGCTCTTTTTCACGTTCCCGCTCTGGTCTTGCGCATCGATACTGTCCTGTACGACGATCTTCACACCGTACTTTTTACCGATTGCGTCGAGAAGCTTAAACTGCGTCCGTATGCTGCGCATGGCCTTCCGGATGTTCGCCTTTGTGGCCTTTTGGCCGGACGCGCGCACGATGTTCGCCGCCGCGCTGCGCAATGCGGCGCTGGAATAGCGGGCATTTGCACCCTTGACGGGCGTTTGCCCCGCGGCAAAAGCCGCCCGCTGCGCCGCAGGGCTCAAGCTTGCCTTTGCCCGCTCGTTGCCGCTCGTGGCCTGCTCGTAGCTTAGACCGATACGCCCTGCCTCGTGGACGAGATCAAAGCCCCTCTTGTATTCCTCCACACTTGCACGCCCGTCATAGCCCTGCACAAAGGCTTTTGCGCCCTCGGTATCATACGACGCTGCCGCCGCGTGAAGCTGCTCGGTGGCCGGGTCAAGGAAGGAAATATCGTCAAAGCTGACCGTGCCGCCGTCTGCCGTGTCATAGTAGATTTTGCCGTTCTCCACGGAGGATATGCCGCTTATCTCCACCTCTGCGCCCGTGTCGTTCATGGTGGCCGTTTGCGGCGTTGCAACGACCCTTCCTTGCGTCTGGGGCTCGGGCGCGGCTTGCGCTTCGGTCTGCGCGGCGGAAGTCTGCGCGGGCGCGTTTGCGGCGTTCCTGTCGGCCTGTCCCGCGAGGTACGCGCCCTTGCGCGTCTCGAACGGGATTGCGCCGGAAGCGTTGTTCAACGATTCGTTGCGCAGCCCCGCCTGATACGCCGCGCGGAAGTCCGCGTCGAAAGCCGCCGCGTCCTTTGCGGTCTTTTTAAGCTCGGCGTACGCCTCCGCGCCCACCTTGCCGTATTCCACCGGGGCGTTGATTGCTTCCGTTACGGCCTGCGCCTCCTCCGGAGCCGCTTCGGGCTGCTCCTCAGTCTTGGGATAGATGGAAGTCACATCCCCGCCCTCTGCCTGCACGGCATAGAACAGTTCGCCTATATTGGTGTTGGTCTGCTTCGTTTTCCCGGCGCGGATGGAATTGGCTATCTTGCGGGCTTCGCTGCCCTCCTCCATCCGGGATGCCGTGTCTATGAGGTTCTCCACGGCCTTTGCGTCCGCGAGCGCCTTACCCTGCCGGGAGTATGTGGAAGTCTCAACGGCTACGCCGCCGGATTCGAGAAGCCCCGCAGTGAGGAAGCCAAGCAGCGCGGAGTATAGCGCCTCTTCCGAAACGGGGTTAAACTTGTTCTCTTCCCCGAAGAACAGGTTGCGCAGCATGGGTTCCGTGCTGGACTGTATCCACTCCTCCAAGCCCTCACCGCCGCCGCGTATGGCAAGGGTCGCAAGCCCTTTGAGGGTGGAGCTCGGGATGTTCTGCACAAGCCTGCTCACCACATTGTTGGTGAGCTTCCCGCCAAAGGCGCTTATGCCGCCCAGAGTTTTGCTCAAGGCGAGTTCCATACCGCCCACGACCGCGCCATACAGGCGCGCATCGTCCTCGTTGTATCCATCGTCGAGGGCTTGCTTGTAGGCGTTGCCCGCAGCGCCAACCCAAAGGGAAGCCGCGCCCGCTGCGGGGTTAAGGAAAGAAAGCCCCATGCTCGGAAGCATATTGCCTACGCCTTGGGCCACATCGAATGCCACGCCGCCCACGGGGTTGCTGATGTTCTCCCGCACCTTCTGCGCCGCGTACATGCTGGCCGGAGTAGCCTGCGCGCCGAAGAGGAGGTTTGCCGTGCCGCTGGCCCATTGGTCTACGCCGGAGCCAAAGGCAAGGTCGGCCTTGCGCAACGCGCTCAAAGTCCCCTCCTCAGCCTCCTTCGCAAGCTCCATGCCGCGCCGCTGGTTCAACTGCTCGCGGAGCGAGGAGAAATAAGCCATTGCCCTGTCTTCGCCGTACTTGTCCATGATGGCAAAGTAGGTGTCGCGCTCGTCCTCCGTCATGGTGTCGAAAAGGTCGAGGGTGCTGCTTTCCTGCACCGCGCCGCCGCCAAAGGCTGCCACGCGCCCTGCCGGGCCTGCCGGGTCTCTGTCCCTGTCGGATATGGCATAGTGCAGCGCAGAATCGCGCGTATTGCCGATCCTGCCGCGCTCTGCCATGGCCGCATAATCCGGGGCGTTCTGCGCTGTGCTCGCCTGTTTGGCAGTAAGTTCCCTTTCGAGACGCTTTGCCGCCATCTCGAAAGCCTCTTGCTGTAGCTTGTTGTCTTCGCTCTCCCCAACGCCCTTTTGCAGGAAGGTGTACCCCGCTCCGCCCGGCTTCCGGGAAAGCTGCTCCGAAACAGCCTTTGCCTCCGCAAGCTGGCGCATAAGCGTTCTTTCGTCCATGGCCGCAATGCGGTCTTTCTCCTTCTGCTCCGCTGCCGCCATCTCCTGTGCAGCCTGCATAAGCCGCTGGGAATACGCAGCACGGGAAGCCGCCCGCTTGTCGGCGGTGGCTTGGTCTTGGATGGTGTGCGCGGAAAGGTAATCGGCAAGCCTGTCAGCCTCCGCGTCCGCAGCTTCTTTGGCCTCCTCTTTAATCAGTTCTGCGGCTTCGTTGTAATACTTGGTAAAGTCGCTGCTGCTTGGAAGCATTTGATTGTATAAGTACTCGTCTATATCGGTATCCTTATACTTTTTCACATATGAAGCGGGCATGAGGCCCCTTTGCTCTCTTTCAATATCATCCTTGTTGAGCAAGTCGTACTTTCCCGCATAATCCTCTTCATACAGCTTACGGGCGCGGTTTATGGTCGCCGTGTCCAGATGCCCTAAAAACTCATCACGCACAGCGCGCTGCGATTCATAATTCCTTGCCCAACGCTCGGCAAACCCCTCTCCGCTTTTTGTGCTGGTTTGAGATTCAAGTTTTTCTTTGTGTTTTTTGGCCCACCTTTCGGCAAATCCGCTCATGATTCATCCCCCGCTAAAACCGTAGCCGCTTTTTCATTTCGTTTATTTCCGCTGTTGTGCCTGTGATAAGGTTGTTTTGCTGCATATAGCGGAAAGCATCTGCCGCGACACTCGGCCCATACCATTCCTTGATTTTGTTCAACTCGGAGATCGATTCGCTTATGCTCATGGGTTCATCTTTATCTCCTCCATCTGTCCCGCTCCCGCCGCCACTCCCTCCGCTGCTGGCCTTCTGCTGCGCGAGGGCATACTCCTTATTCCATTGGTCTTGCGCGAGGGCAAATTCCCGCTCCCAGTTCTGCTGTGCAAGCGCGTCCTGTTGCGCGTTGTAGCCGAAGGCCCGGTCGTCTTGCCATGCGGCAAGGTCGGTGTTGTACTTGCCGAAGTCGAAGTCGCGGGAATCCCGGTATTTGTTGCTGTAGTAGTCCAGCATGTTGTAGTAGTCGCTTACATCGTCCCGGTAGCGGCCATAATCGGTATCGTCGAGGCCGCGAAGCAAATCCATCTGCTGGAGCATGCGGTTTCCCTCGTCGGCGTACATCTGGTAGGCCGCATCCCGCAGTTCCGGGATAACGTCGTTAAGGTTTTGAAGGTGCTGCTGGTATGCCTGCTGGCCTACCTGCTGGCCGTAGGACGAGCCGTAGCCGCCCGTGAGCGCCGCGGCGTTGCCCATAGCGTCCATCATCGCCATCTTTCCCTGCTGCTGGTATTTCTGGCTCATCTGCTGATACAGGGGATCGGCGTTGAAGTCATAGGAGAATTTCTCCCGGTTCATGATCTGGTCGAGCATGTCCTGTATCTGGGCGGCATAGTTGCTCTGGTATGCGCCGGGCTTGTTGGCCTCGTACTGCGCAAGAAGGTTTGCCGCGTCCGTTGTGGCCTGCGAGGGGGAATAGGTGGGGCGCGGGCCGTAATCCGCAAGCCAGTTTGCGGTGCTGTTCGTGTTGGGGTTCCCCCAGTTTGTGGCTGTGCTCTGCGTGGGGGTGGATTGCCCAAGAAGGTATTCCATCGTCTCATTGCCGACGATGCCGTCCACCTGTATGCCGTTCTGCCGTTGGAAGTCGCGCACAGCCTGTTCCGTCTGCGAGCCAAAAACACCGTCTGCATTTATACCAAGCTGCTGCTGCAGCCATTTGACGGTATCGCCCTGTGCGCCTTTCTTGATATATCCATATGAGCTTGCCATGGTTTAGCCCTCCTTTATGTGGTGACAACAGTAAAGTCAAGATATCGTTCCGAGCCGGAAGCGTTCGCCTGCGGGACATAGAACGGCGTTACGCTTGCGCCGACATAGCGCGCCGTAGAGCTGTTATAGGTGTACTTCCTGTTGCAGTACACCCACGTCAGGCCGCCTGATACGGTAGTACCCGTGTATCCGTATATCTCGCCCGCATAGCACATGCCATAGCTCGCGGAGGATGTGTTGGGGGCGGCGTACTTTATAAGCCCTGTTCCCATAGACGTAACCATGACGACGTTTACGGTGCTGCCCTGGCTCGGCGCTGATCCCGGCGTGGTTATGACAAGCTGTCCGTCTTGCATGTAAAGGTCAGCCAAACACATAACGCCCGTGTCCGTCACCATAAGGAAATATGCATCGTTGGAACCGGAGGGCTGACCGTTGACGTAGCTTAGATTATCCACGCCGATCTTGAGGCCCGAAGCCTGGTTTCCCGAGAGCGTCATGCCGCCAACCTTCAAAGAGGCCGCTCCCGCAAGGTTCCCCGCCGCGTCCGCCGAGAACGCCCCCAGGCTGCCCGCCGTGGCTTCCATGCTGCCGTCCGTGTGAATTTTGAAGCCGCCGTTCACCGTGACAAGCCCTTCGAGGGATATCTTGCCCGCCTGGATTTTTACCTCCTCCGCGCTCTGGTTGATCTCGGATATCACCTTGCCGCGGGAAACCTTCAAGGAGATCATGCGTGAATTTTGCTCAATGGCGCTCATCATCTCCTCGTTTCCGTCTCCTTCTGTGACGACGCGCGCGAGGTCGGGCGCAAGGTTGTCAACATCTATATGGTTAAGCAGATACCGCAGGGCCTCATCCAACTGGAAAAGGTATTCAAGGAGCTTTTGCCGCTCCTTCGCATCGTCAAAGGATTTTTCCGTGAGGTTCGGAAGAGACAGATTAAGGCTCGGCATTATATTTCGCTTCCTTCCCCTATGGTCTTGGCTATGGAATACAAACGGAAATCCCCATGCCCGTCCAACCGTATGCGCATGGTGTCGCAGCGGCGGGGAATGATGGGCGCTGTAAAGCTCGTTTTTTTCGTGGGGTTTATCCTGTATACTTCGTCCCAACGCTCCGTTTCTCCGTCATACTGTACGGATACTCGGATAAGGCTGTCCTCCTCGGCCTCAATGCGAAGCTGCAACTTGCTGATATGCTTGTGGTCTGGCGTTTCAAGGCCGATGTCCCCGGTCTGCGCCATGAAGGGGACGCGCTTTTCTTCCATGGCGTACTCGTCGGCATATTCGCCGTATGTGCCGCCCACGGAATACAGGCAGTTATCCGCACTGTTTATGAAGAACAGCTCGTCCCCTTCATGG